GTGGCTTTAGAAAAGCGTAATTTAAAATTGTTATAGTCCGCGATGTCATCTGCAAACCCATTACCCGCAGAAAGTCGGACATCTTGATAAAAAGGCACCGCCACTTCATCATTATTTAATGGTGTATTTCTATCCCACAAATCAAAGGATCCAAGCTCTTTTATGTTTGATGCAACTTTTGTTTCAGTTGAGTCAGTAGAGCCATATTTCAAATAAGCAGGACTAACTCCAAAGTATTCAGCCATAGATTCAATTTTGTCATCTCTTGGTGTAGCTGTGCCAAGCGTATAACGTCTGGCCATTTCATAGGTTACGCCTAGAGCCTTTTGAAGATCTCCTATTCTTTTATTTTGCTGAGCCATTAATTCATTAATTCGGCTTGCTAAATCTGACATATAACCCCCTTATTTCTACTAAAGGTAGAGAATACGTAAATAAAATAGTTGATTCAATTCTATTTTTAGTAGTAGAATTATACTACTTAAAATAGAAAAGAGGTTAAGATGCTACCAATCGAAAAAGCTTATGAAATCGTAGGCGGTATTTCTGCCATGGCTCGGCACTTCAATATCACCCCTTGGGCAGTATCAAAATGGCGTGAAAAAGTACCAGCTGAACGCTGTGCAAAGATTGAAGAACTTACTAATGGCAAAGTTAAAAAATCTGAATTACGCCCCGATTTGTGGAATTAATTTATCAGTAAAAATCAAAAAGAAAACCATAAAAATAAGGCAAAAATTATGACAATGAAACAAACCATTATCGAGATGATCGAGAGAGTGCCAGGTGGCAAAAGTGCGGTAGCTGGCTTTCTCGGCTTTACCGAAAGCGAGTTAAATAACCGTCTTTATCAAACAAAAGGCCAACGGTTCAAAAACGAAGAATTGATCGCACTGCAACTTGAGTATGGATGCACTGATTTTATTGATGAGCTTTGCCGAAATGCTGGTGGACGATTTGTAAAAGATACCGATGCAGACAATCTAGATGCCGTGGAAATGGCGAATATTCAACTGCATGAATTATCAGCTCGAGGCATGCTTTTCGGTGTGTTGGAAGATGCGTTAAAAGATGGCGAAATTACCCAAGGAGAAGAAGAAATTATTCGAAAATTATTAAACAAACATTTAGCCGCGACACAACACTCAATCGAGTGCGTAATTGCTTTAAATAAACGGAAATAAAAAAGCCCCTGCGGTAACAGAGGCTTTGATTAAGTCGTATGTAATAACCTTTATCAGTCGGAGGACTTCAAAAGATGACTAAATTATCACCGATTATGAACAAAAATTCAAGTGTTTTGACAATGAGCAGTAGAGAGATTGCCGACTTAGTCGAATCTCGCCACGATTCAGTGAAAAGAACCATTGAACGCTTACAAGACAAGGGATTAATTCAACTTACACCAATGGTGGAAGTTAAAAATCATCTAGGTCAAGTTGTCACAGAATACCAATTAATTAAACGTGATACCTATGTTGTAGTTGCTCAATTATCACCAGAATTCACAGCTCGATTAGTTGACCGTTGGCAAGAGTTGGAAAACCAACAAAATCCGACCGCACTTTTACCGCAAAATTATCTTCAAGCCTTAGAGCAGTTGGTGGCATCAGAGAAAGAGAAACAAGCTTTAGCGTTAGAGAACAAGGCGATGAAACCTAAAGCGGACTTTGTAGATCTTTACGTTGATATTGGCACAACAAAATCATTACGCGAAACGGCAAAAATCTTAAATATGCCAGAGAAAGCGATGATTGCTGCACTAGAGCGTGATAAAGCGTTATATCGTCAATCAGGCAATCTTATTCCATATTCAGACAAACAAAGCCGTGGCTTATTTACAGTAAAAACTGGTACAGCAGAGCACGGTCACAACTTTACACAAACTCGCGTGACATCGAAAGGTATTCAATGGATCGCACAACGTTACGCTTCGGAGTTAATGCTATGAGCAAATTTATCCCTAATTCTTTTCAGATCCCTAATGCTTTTGTAGATGAAGTGATGTTTGCCCTTTCTGGTAACGCTGTAAAAGCCTATTTGTTGGTGGCTCGTAAAACGACTGGTTGGCAGAAAGAGAGTGATTTTATTTCTATTGAGCAATTTAAACAATTCACTGGTATTAACCGAGATAAGACTATCTATGAAATCCTTAAAGAGCTTGAAGAAGTTGGTTTGATTCGTACTGTTAAAACCGCTGGAAGAACGACTGAATTCTATTTAGTGAAAGACCTTCCTAACGTTGAAAACAAACCAGTGGCGAAAAGTGCTACCAGTGGCGAAAAACGCCACCAGTTACAAAAAGCGCCACCAGTGGCGAAAAGTGCCACGACACCAGTGGCGGAAAACGCCACCGCTACCAGTGGCGAAAAACGCCACCCTACAAAAACAAATAATAAAACAAATATAAATAACCCCCCTATAGTCCCCCCAGCTGAGCAAGTTGTGTTGGATTATTTGAACATGGCATTGGCAAATCTCGCTGAAGAACAAGGCGAACGTAAACCAACAGGCTACAAGCTCACTGACAAAACAAAACAAGCGATTGGCGCTCGATTAGCTGAATTTGATTTGGGTGTGTGTAAACGTGTGGTGGATTATCTCGTGTCGAAATGGGGCCGTGATCCGAAAATGGTTGAGTATCTCCGACCAAGTACGATTTTCCGTCCAACAAACTTCGGTGAGTATGTTGTTGGCTCAGAACGTTGGGATAACAAGGGCAGACCAGAAATGCGAGACGGTGCTTGGGTAATGGCTGATGGCACGATGTTAAAACCGAAAGGCAGTGCACCAAACCCAGCAAGCAAAAGCACCGATTGGGCAAAGGGCAGACAAATTCAAATTCGTAATCCGCAAGTAGCGGAAAAACTACGCAAAATGGGGATGTTGAAATGAACGTGGCAATCAGACAAGAAAATTGCGTTTCAGGGGTTGATTTAAATACTCATGTTTCAGAATTAGTGAATCAGTTATTTAATCGCTTGTGTGCTTACTGCAACCGTTGGCGCTATAACTACCCAACAGACGAAGCATTGGAAGAAGCAAAATTTATTTGGATTGAAGAGCTAGTGAATCATGATGTTTTATCTGTGGATATGTTAGAGCGTGGATTAGCAAGAGTTCGTGCAGCAAGAAATGATTATTTTCCAAACCTGTTTGATTTCATCGAGTGGTGCAAAATTCCGATGGATTTACCGTCAGAAGAAGAATTAGCACAGCGTTTAGCCAGTTTTCAACGTTATGGCATGGCTGATGTAGATAAATTTAAATTCAATTCTACCGTGGAATATTGGTTGATCACTGATTTGTATTGTCGTTGTCGCAGATACACTTGGTCGGTAGAGCAGTTACGCAAAGAAATTAAACAGGCCTTACGCAATATGGCTGATCGTTTAAAAAATGGTGAAGTGTTACCGGAGCCAACAAAACAATTACCAGCACAAGCAACATCTATGCCAGTCTCAAAAACACGTCAAGCAGAGATTATTGCAAGCATTAAAGGATCGTTGCGGGGGCATTAATGCAAGTATTGTTGTTGACACCATATAAACAATCAGACCTTGGTTTAATGATGTTTAGAATTCCGCGCAATGCTGCACAGGTAATGACGAAGAGAATGGTGTTAATGCCAGAGCCTACTGAATTACAACATAGGGAATCGGGTGTAGTTAATTGGCAAGGGGCTATTAGTGAAGAATTTCCACCGTTGGTGGTGGATTTCTTAAAAAATAAGGAAGTGCGGTCAAAATTACTTACAAAAAAAGCGTTGATGAATTTTGTGGCCAGTATTAAGCATTGTCAGTTGAGTGATGGTGAATACTGCCATAAAGAATTAACAATTACTCCGCACTTAGACGGTTTTATTAGAACTTGTTGGCACCATGATACGGAAATGCGTAAGGGAAACTATGATGCGGAAAAAGCAACGTTGGTGGTGGAGCAAAATATAGAGCAAGCAATCATTGCAAAAATCCAAGTGGATTTAAAACATGCTCGCCCTTTAACAGAATCAGATTTAGTGCTGTATTGTTTTAAGAATGGACTTCAACGTTTATTGAGTGATGCGTTATTAAGAAAGGTTTTTAGTGTTAAAAATTACGAACGAGACAATAAAGAAAGTTCTACGCGTTTCGAAGATCCTCTTATTTATCACATGGACCGTTTAGATAAAGCCATTTTAAATTTAAAAGCTGATGATGACCCGCCACTTCAATATATGGCAAGACCAAAGCCACAATATATCCGTTCTGAAAAATGGTTACGTTGGGTAAAAACTCAGCCTTGTGTGTGTTGTGGTAAACAAGCAGATGATCCACATCATTTAATTGGTCATGGTAATGGTGTGATGGGAAGTAAAGCAGATGATTTGGATTGTGTTCCGCTTTGCCGAATTCATCACAATGAATTACATCAAAACGTAAAAGCATTTGAAGAAAAGTATGGTTCACAAATAGAGCTTTGGCATAAGTTCTTTTTATACTCCATCAAGATTGGTGCATTAGTGATTGATTAATAGTTTAACAATCAAAAGTGCGGTCTTTTTTAAAGTGAGATTTCTATGACAACGATAACGCTTGAACTACCATTCCCACCTTCTGTTAATACCTATTGGCGCAGAGTAAATGGGAAAACATTAATTAGCGCGAAAGGACGTGCTTATGCTGCACAGGTAGCGTGGATGACTAGACGCTCAGCAAGATTTCCAGCGGGTATTCGTGCTGCAGTGGTGGTGGAAGCATTTATGCCGGATAGAAGAATGCGTGATTTGGATAATCTTTTTAAATCATTATTAGATGCGTTAGTGAAAGCTGGCGTGTTGGTGGACGATAGTGTTATTGATGATTTGCGAATTGTACGCAAATGTGTAGTCAAGGGTGGAAAGGTTTTAGTGTCGATTAGTGAGGTGGTAAATGACTTATAGCGTTGAGCGAATTTTAGAAAAATGGGGTAGTTGTTGGGGGCGTGACAGAATTGGCACAGAATATCCAAGCACAACAATCTCAATCCCAGTGCTACCGACAGCAAGAAAGGCCTACATTAAGTTTTTGACAGATGATGAGTGCTTAAAAATCGAAAAGCAAATAATGAACCTACATGATGACGATTTATTGCAGTATCAAATTTTAATGGCTTTATATATTCAACAGGCGAGCGAGAGAGAGATTTGTAACGCCCTTAATATCTCACCAGCTAAGATGTATCGTGAGCGCGCGCAAGGTGTTAGATTTTTAAAAGGTGCGTTTGTGGCTGCTAAAATTAAGTTTATGTTTTTAGGATAACAAAAAGGCGCTATCAAAGCGCCATTTTTATTATGCTAGTTTTTTAATAATCTCTTCGATTTTTAACTGTCTTGCCTTTAATAGCGAGATAATATCAAACCAAACTCCTGTCGGAATTTTACGCTCACCAGAAATCCAAGCGCGCATACGTCTAGGGCTAGATAAATTAAGATCTCTAGATAGAGCAGTTTGCCATTGGTCGCCGTATAAGGCATTACCTACTACAGATAACTCGTTAGCGCCATAGTTTGCGACATCGTCTGTTATCTTTGCGTAATGATAGTAACCTAACCAAAACGCACCTTGAGCTTCAAATTCCATTTTTTCTTTAGGGTCAACTAAATCACTAGGGATTTTATCCATTAAGCGCATAACCTCATCTTGGTCTGGCGCGTTGATAATATCCCCGCGCTGGCTCATCAAGCCAACGCCTTTAGCTGGGAATCTAATAATGGTGTTTTGTACATTAGCTGGTACATCAGAGCCGTAGATACATCTCACTAATTCGCCGACTGTGTACATAATTTCTTTGTAGTTCATTTTTCCCCCCCTTTTATTTTTTATTACGGTAAACCATTTTCCCATCTACAAAATCGTACCAGCCAACCATAACTGCTGTGTATACTGTTTTCTTTGGCGTTTGAGATGTAAATTGTTTATAGTGCTCGATCCAAGCGCTTGATTTTGTTTCGCCGAAGAAAGTGTCTACAATTTTTTGCACTTGTGCGATTTGCTCTTCAGTTGCGCCAGTTGGGATTTCAATTTCACCCAAGATTGAAATGATGTTGTTGATAATGTCATTAGCCCAGTTAATTTGTTTTTCTGAACCAATTAATTGTGGTTTTGTGATTTGGATAGTTTGAGTTGTCATAATCGCCTCCTTTAGGCTTATTAGTTAGCGGCTCCATAGCCATCTCTTGTTTAGATGAGCCTATTATGAGGCTCAGAAATAATTATGTCAACATCTTTTTTTAAAAAATTAAAAATTTTTAATTTATTTTTTGAATTATTTTGTTGACAGCTTGCAAGTAAAATTGTAGTATAAAGTATAAGTTGCGGTTTTAGCGCGTAGCGAACGCAATAAGTAAATTTTATAGCCCTGATCGGAAACGGTCGGGGTTTTTTATTGCCAAAAAAACGGTGGTATAAATGCAAGTTCTTAAAGACATGCCTGTAGAGTCTCAGGCTTATGGTTGGCTAACTGCTTTATTCGGAGCTTTGACTCTGTCTGAATGGTCTATTTTAATTGGTGTTCTTGTCACTATATGCGGTTATATACGTGAATCTCGTTATAAAAAACGAATGTTAGAACTCGAAGAAATTCGAGCAGGTGTTCGTGATAAAAACGGTGAAATGATACAGGGTGATAAAAATGTCAAAACTCAAAAAAGCTAGTGCTTTTGGTGTTTGTTTAGTTAGTGTAATTGTTGGATTGGTATATGACTCTGAAAATCGTTCATCGGGAATTATAATTTCTAAGAATGGCGCACGTGAAACTGGTGATGAAGAAGGTTGTAGAACTAATCCGTATCAATGTGCAGCAAAAGAGTGGACATTTGGTATCGGAGCGGCTACTACTGGTGGAGCTAATGTAATTATTGGTAAAACGTATACCAATGAAGAAATAGCAGATCAGTATGCAAAAGATTTGCGCAAGGTTAGTAAGTGCATTATTGATTACTATCCATACAATGAAATGAATCAAAATCAAATAGATGCTTTGGGTTCATTAATTTTTAACATTGGGTGTCAAGGTTCTCGGTTCTACCTAGATAGAGAGAGTGGTCGTTTTAAAAAGACTCAGCTTTATAAAGCTGCAATTGATAAAGATTTTATTCGCATGTGTAATGCTTTCCCTAATTATTCCAGGGTGAATGGTAAAGTGCATAAATCTATATTAAAGCGAAGATTAAGGGAACGTGATTTATGTTTATCTCCAGTCAATAAAGTATAGTTGTTATGTGCATGGTTAGCCGGTGCGGTTATGGGAGCTATTAAATCAGATGGCGAAAGCGTAAACAAAAGAGCCTAAACCGCACCGCTATTTATTATGGGGTTTAACATGATTGGTATCGGGCAATATATCAGTAACGGATTCACAAAGGTTTTATTGGTGTGCTCCGTTGTTTCTGCGTTTGTAATTATTGCATTGTGTGGATGGATTAATCATCAGTCAGCAACTATTGATGGGTTGAATGGAAAGATAAAAACACACCAAGAAACAATTGCTGCACAAAGTCAAACGATCACTCGATTAGAAGAAGATGCTGAGCGAAATAGACAGCTCACATTTGAGCTAAGTCAGGTGGAGTCAGATGCAAGGAGTAAATCAGATGCAGTTATCAAATCTATACCGAAACAAGTTAAAACTAGCAGTGCTTTTAATACTAGTGCTCCTAGCAATGTTATTGAGTTCTTGCGCCAGTAAACCTGTTGTAGTTAGTTGTTCCCAATTACCTGCAGCGTTGACCGCTCATTTAGATAAGACGGTATTTGCTGGTGATACTTATGGTGATGTAACAAAGTACGCGGTAATCTTAAAACGCGAACGTGATATGTGCTTAAACCGTATTGATAAAATTCGGGAGTGGCAAATAGAGAAGTTAAGTAAATAAAGGTGAGTGACAATACTCGCCTTTTTTCTTTTGGTGGGAACTATGCCAGCAAGAATACCTAAAGCATGCAGAAAGCAAGGCTGTAAGAATACAACAATCAACAGCAATGGTTATTGTGATGAACATCAAGGTTGTGGTTGGCAAAGACATCAGAAAGGAAAGACATCGTCTCAGCGTGGTTATGGAGCTCAATGGCGAAAAATAAGATCTATCGTGTTAGTTCGCGATAACTATTTGTGCCAAGAATGTTTAAAGCAAGGTCGGTTTGTAACAGCTACAACTGTTGACCATATAACTCCTAAGGCTCACGGTGGTAGTGATGACTTAACTAATCTACAAAGTTTATGTAATTCATGCCATAAATTCAAAACAGCGCGAGAACGCTTGAAATAGTGTTTAAAGTGCGGTTGTTTTTGTAAGGGGAGGGGGTAGTAAAATCTCTATAGGTTTTGCCTATCGAAACCGCACACCTAACTCTATTTTTACAACCGCGAAATTAAAAATTTAGGGTAAACGCCAAATGACAGGAATAGCAACAACGCCGGGGCGAGGAAGAAAGCCCACTCCGACGAAAGTGAAAGAGCGTCGCGGCAACCCCGGTAAAAGAAAATTAAATAAAGACGAGCCTGAGTTCAGTCCGTTTAACGAAAACACCCCACCGCCATCTCAGCTTAATACTGATGGTAAAAAAATGTGGGCCTTTATTCTAAAAGAATTACTATCCCAAGGAGTTCTACTCCAAACCGATCTTGAAGTAGTGACAAACTATTGCATTGCATATCAGAATCGTAATCGTGCTTGTAAAGATGTTGAAAAATACGGCACGTTTGTTGAGAACGGGAATGGTGGATTATCGAAAAATCCTGCTTTTACTGTTTTGAATGAAGCGTTGAAACAGATGACTACATTCGGAGCGTTGCTCGGACTTGACCCAAGCAGTCGACAACGATTGATAGGTAAGGTAGATGAGCAAAATCACAATCCATTCGCGGAGTTAATGCAATGACAGATAATGTAAAAAAGGCAATTAAGTATGCCAAAGATGTTATTGCTGGCAAAATTCCCGCATGCCGATTTATTGTAAAAACCTGTCAGCAGTTCATTGATGATTTAGAAAATCAAAGTGCGGTTAAATTTCCTTATTATTTTGATGAAGTTAAGGCCGAAAAAGCGTGCAAATTCATTCAATATCTGCCACACACAAAAGGCGAGTGGGCATCAAAACGACAAAATATCACGCTTGAACCGTGGCAACTCTTCATTATGGCAAATACTTTCGGGTGGTTGCGTAAAAGCGACAATCTGCGTCGTTACCGTGAAGTTTATGTTGAAGTACCCCGCAAAAACGGTAAATCAGCTATTTCTGCCGGTGTCGGCTTGTATATGTTCTGCATGGATAATGAGTTTGGCGCTGAAGTTTATTCAGGCGCGACCACAGAAAAACAAGCATGGGAAGTTTTCCGTCCTGCTCGATTGATGTGTAAGAAAACCGATCTTCTTTGCTCGACTTTTGGTATTGAAGTTAATGCCTCTAACTTAAACCGTCCTGCTGATGGTTCTCGTTTTGAACCGCTTATTGGTTCACCTGGTGATGGTGCATCACCTAGTTGTGCGATAGTGGACGAATACCATGAGCATAAGAATGATGAGCTATATACCACAATGTTGACTGGTATGGGGGCGCGTAAACAACCGCTTATGTTTATCATTACGACTGCAGGTTATAACATCGAAGGTCCTTGTTACGACAAACGCAGAGAAGTAATTGAAAAATTATCCGGTGCAATTCCTAATGACGAGCTATTTGGGATCATCTATACAATTGATGAAGATGATGATTGGACAGATGAAAGCGTATTACGTAAAGCAAATCCAAACTTTGATGTGTCAGTGTATGGTGACTACCTAATTAGTCAGCAAAACAAAGCAATTAATAATGCACGTCTAACCAATACTTTCAAGACTAAACACTTGAATGTATGGGTGTCTGCGAAAGAAAGCTATTTCAACATGGTGAGCTGGGAAAACTGCAAGGATGAAACATTATCACTTGAAGATTTCCAAGGTGATGATGTTGTGCTTGGCCTTGATATGGCGCGTAAGCTTGATATGAACTCGCTTGTTAAAGTTTTTGCGCGGGTTATTGATGGTAAGCGGCATTATTATTGTATTGCTCCAGAATTCTTCGTTCCGGAAGATACTATCTATAACACTGATACCGCTTTAAAACGAGTGGTGGACAAATATCAAAAATGGGTAAACAGTGGGCATTTAACTGCAACAGATGGTGCGGAAGTTGATTATCGAGAAATCGAAGAAGTCATCAAAGATACCAATCAAGAGCATAGAGTTTCCTGTGTTGCAATTGACCCGCATGGAGCGATAGCAATCAGCCATAACTTAGCCGATGAAGGGCTTAATCCTATAACCATTACACAAAATTACACTAATTTATCCGACCCAATGAAAGAATTGGAAGCGGCAATTGAATCAGGTCGTTTCCATCATGACGGGAATCCAATTATGACGTGGTGTATTGGTAACGTGGTTGGCAAGACGGTTCCAGGGAATGATGATGTTGTGCGCCCAATTAAAGAAATTCCTGAAAACAAAATAGACGGAGCGGTGGCGTTAATGATGGCAATAGGTCGCATTATGTTGAGCACTGATGATGAAAGCTTTTTCCCAAATGAGGTATTAGAACTATGAGAACTGTCATTTTAGATCTTTTAGGTCTAACAGGCTTTGGCTTGATGTCTTATGGAGTGTATCTCAAATATGGGGCAGATATTGCATTAATTGGCAGTGGGGCATTATTACTGCTTTTAACTATTTTGGCATCGAGAGGTAAACAATGATTTTTGATAAATTATTTAGCACTCGTTCACTTGAGAATCCAGCGGTGCCATTAAGTGCTGAATCAGCTTACGAAGAAATATTCGGAATGCAGCCGACTAAATCGGTTAGTCCTGATTTGGCGATGAAGTTATCTGCTGTTTATGCTTGTGTTTACGTGTTGTCGAGTTCGGTCGCACAATTACCACTGCACGTGAAGTGTAAGAGCGGTGATAAAGTAGAAACAGTAAAAGATCATCCAGTATATTACCTTCTACATGATAGCCCTAACGCTTGGCAGACGTCTTATAAATTGCGCGAATATGCACAAAGTTCTGTTTTGTTGTACGGAAATGCTTATATCCATATTGTTCGTGATAAAAACGGTGGAGTTGTCTCGCTTGAATCATTAGAGCCGTGGAAAGTGCAGTTGCTTAAAAACGGAAGTCGCTATGTTTACGCTTACTACGGTGACGATAAGACAATGAGCCTATCTCCAGATGATGTTTTACACATCAAGTCACTCGGGCCATCAATAAAAACAGGTAAATCAGTCATCCAAACTCATGCTGAGACGATTGGCTTAGGGTTGGACGCTCGAAAATTTGCGAGCGGGTTCTTCGGTGGAAATGCTCGTCCTGCAGGTATTCTTTCGGTTAAGACGCCACTGAATAGCAACGCGTGGGAAAATTTTAAAAAGATGTGGCAAACCGCACAAGAAAAGCTGAGAAGCGAAGAAAATAAAACAATATTACTTCCTGCTGAGCTTGATTATAAGGCTTTGACCGTGTCACCAGTCGATACCGAGCTTCTTTCGATGATGAAACTTAATCGTTCAGAGATTGCCGGTATTTTTAATGTTCCAGCACACATGATCAATGATTTGGAGAAAGCGACATTTTCCAACATCTCCGAACAGACAATCCAGTTTATTCGATTCAGCGTGATGCCATGGGTGGTGAATTGGGAGCAAGAATTAAACCGAAAAATCTTTACTGAAGCAGAGCGTAAAGCGGGTTACTTCGTGAAGTTTAATCTTGCTGGGATTATGCGCGGTACTGCAGGTGAGCGAGCAACGTTCTACCATGCGGCTATCACTGATGGTTGGATGTCGCGAAATGAAGCTCGCCAGCTTGAAGATATGAATCCGGTTGAAGGACTGGATGAAATGTTGGTTAGCGTGAATGCGGCAAAACAAGCAAATAATAAACAAACGGAGAACACAAATGAGTGATGTAGAAAAACGCTCCTACGCAGGCGAAGTGCGAGCGGAAAGCCGAGATGATGAGCCTACGCACATTATCGGTTATGGTTCCGTGTTCAATACTATGTCTGAAGTAATGTGGGGTTTTCGCGAAATCATTATGCCAGGTGCATTTGATGATGTGCTTGAAGATGATGTGCGCGGGTTGTTTAATCACGACCCGAATTTCATTCTAGGACGCAGTAAAGCTGGTACGTTGAGTCTATCAGTTGATGAAACTGGCCTTAAATACGACATTATCGCACCAGATAATCCAACTATTCGTGATTTAGTTATTGCACCGCTAAAACGTGGTGATATTACTCAATCATCTTTTGCGTTTAAGATCGCACGTAATGGAGATGAATGGTATGAAAATGATGATGGTGTAATCATCCGTGAAATTCATAAAATTTCACGCCTTTATGATGTCAGTCCTGTGACTTATCCCGCTTACCAAGAAGCAAGCAGTACAGCTCGCTCACTTGAAGCATGGAAAGAAGCTCGAGACTCAGGAACAATTGCTAAAGCGGTATCACAAAAAGCCGCACGTGAGCGATTCTTAAGCTTAATTAGCGCTAAATAAAAGTAATTTTTATCAATACGAGCCGCAATAATGCGGCTTTTTTCATTTAAAGAAAGAGGAAAAATCATGGCTAAATTACATGAACTTCAAGAAAAACGTCGTAATATCGCGGCTCAAATGCGTCAATTGAATGATGAAATTGGCGAAAAAACATGGACTGAAGAACAACGAACTAAGTGGGATTCGATGAAATCCGAGTTAGGCGGTGTTGAATCACAAATTGAGCGCGAAGAATCATTACGATCAACCGATGCTTTATTTGTTGAAGAACAACGTCAAATTGAAACTGAATCAAAACCAGTTATTGATGTAGAAGTTAAACGTTCACAAGCATTTAATTCGTTCTTGCGTCGTGGCTTAGGTGAATTAAGTCAAGAAGAACGTCAAGTGATGGCAGAACTTCGCGCACAAGCGTCAGGCACGGACAATAAAGGTGGTTACACTGTGCCTAAAGAAATGCAGGCTCGTATTGCGGAACAAATGAAAGCTTTTGGTGGTATCGCGAGCGTTGCTCAAATCCTTAACACCGCAGACGGTCGCGTTATTACTTGGGCGACTGCAAACGGCACCGCTGAAGAAGGTGAATTAATTGGTGAAAATGCGGCAGCAACTGAATTAGATACTGAATTTGGCACAGCTGAGCTTGGTGCGAAAAAACTCTCATCAAAAATTATCCGCGTATCAAACGAATTGTTACAAGATTCAGGTGTGGATATCGAAGAGTATTTATCTCGTCGAATTGCAGAGCGTATTGGTCGTGCAGAAGCTAAATATCTTATCCAAGGTACTGGCGTTGGCTCACCTGCTCAACCTAAAGGCTTGCAAACCGCAGTTACTGGTGTAACACAAGCGGCAGCCGCTGCAGTGGCATGGCAAGATTTTAACGCATTGATCCACTCAGTAGATCCTGCCTATCGCAATGTTGGCAATACTCGCCTTGCTTTCAACGACAATACGTTAAAAACGTTGAAAGAAATGGTGGATGGACAAAAACGTCCATTATGGTTGCCTGATGTGGCTGGCGTAGCGCCTGCAACTATCTTAGGTCATCAATATGTGATTGATCAAGGCATCGAAGATATTGGTTCAGGTAAGAAATTTGCTTACTTTGGTGATTTCAGCCGATTCGTCATTCGTCGCGTGTCAGGTATGACATTACGTCGCTTAGTGGAACGTTACGCAGAGTTTGACCAAGTAGGTTTCTTAGCGTTCCATCGCTTTGACTGCGTACTCGAAGATGTGTCAGCAATTAAAGCATTAACAGGTAAATAGTTAAAAGTGCGGTCAGAAATGGCCGCATTTTTTATTTGGGGGATGAATGGAAATCACACTAGACGAAATTAAGTTGCAATGTCGTATTGATAATGATGAGGAAGATGATTTGTTGTCTGCCTATCTAGTTGCAGCAAAGGCGATGGTTGAGAACCACACGAATAGAGTGCTTTTTAATACATTGCCCGCAGAAAAACCGATTAATGCACAAGAAATCACTGGCGATTTAAAAATAGCTATATTAATGCTGATCGCTTACCTATATGAAAACCGTGGTGGATGGAACGAAGGGCAAGGTGTAACAAACTTTGATTTACCTCCAACTGTTAAAGCCATCATTGAGCGTTATCGTTTTATAGATGTGTAGGTGATTAATATGAACATAGGAAAGCTACGTCACAGAATTATCTTGTTGCGGCAAGTTAATGAAGTGAATGATTACGGTGCAAGTACTCAAACCTGGAAGAGAGTAGCTACTGTTTGGGCTGATGTTAGACCATTATCAGGTCGAGAATACTTTTCAGCTCAACAGGTGCAGTCAGAAATCACTACACAGATATGGCTACGTCATCTAGACGGTATTAAACCGTCAATGAGAGTTAAGTTTGGTAAGCGTTTTTTTGAAATTGTTTCCGTGCTTAACACTCAAGAACGCAACGTATCTCTACAATTAATGTGTAAAGAGGCAGTTGATGGGTAATGTCAAGGTTGAGGGATTGTCTCAAATACACAAAGCTTTGAGTGAGCTTGGTCGTAAGGTCTCTAACAAGATTGCAGTTAAAGCGATGAGAGAGGGCGGAAAGATTGTGCAAGAACAAGCAAGACAAAATGCACCTGTTCTTTCCCAAAGTACGCCATATAGACGAGCTGGCACGCTCAAAAAAGCGATTAAGAGCAGCACGAAAGTCTTAAAAAACGGCAAAATCGGTACTGTAGTAAGAGTTAAGACACTTACGACCAAGCAAATCGAAACTTTTAAGGTTAGAAGTGGTAAGAAAGGGGCGCTTAACCCTAAAGACCCATATTACTGGAGATTTTTAGAGTTTGGCACTTCAAAAATGCCAGCCAAGCCATTTATGAGACCAGCATTTGAGCAGACCAAAGAAAAGGCTGCGACAGAAATCATCAAAACGTTAAAAGATGGAATTGAGAGTGAGGCAGGTAAATGATACAGCAAGACATTTTTAAGGCTTTATCGCCGCTTGTTGAAAATCGGTGTTTTTACGGGCTCATACCTGACACCAACAAGAAATTCCCTGTTATTGTCTATCAATTCATCAATATTTCGCCAAATTCTGCTTTAGTAGATGGTGATTTAGATGATTTTATGGTGCAAATCGACATTTATAGCCCAAATCCCGATGACGTAATGGCGTTAAGAAAACCTATTTTTAGTGCGTTAGAGCAAAAATTTGACTATGCGGAGCGTAGCAATGACTTGTCAGACTATGAGCCTGATACAAAACTACACCGCAGAACAATCAATTACCAAATTGCTTATGGAGAATAACAATGGCAACACAAACAACCCCTTTTCAAGGGACTAAGTTTTATTTAGGCGTTGGCTATGACACAGAAAAAGCGATTACAGCTTGTACTGTTACGCCAAATGCCACAATTACCGCAACAGGTAACGGCTTAAAAGCTGGTGATTTTATCCGTATCACTGGCTTAGGTGCGTTAGACGGTTCATATCCTGTGAAATCTGTTTCTACTGATACCGTAACACTTGCCGATGAGGTGGATTGGAAAGGTTTTGATAAACCTACTGACTTCACTAAGGCTAAAGTTTCAAAAATCCAACTATCAAGCAATTTCTGTGCTATTAAACAGATTGATGGTGATGGTGATACATTGAGCGAAACAGACATCACTACAATGTGTTCAGAGGGTACAGAAACAGAAGCGGGCGAAATTGAATACGGTTCAATTAAGCTCTCTTTCTACTACGCACCGGCAACCACAATGCAACAAGATTTGCGTAAAAAATTCTACAACAAAGAAACGTTCCCTTGGTTGATGATTTTGAAAAACAATCAAGGTGCTTTATATGGTACTGGCTTTATTCAAACATCACCTAACTTCAGCGGTGAAGTGAAAGGTAAATTTGAGTCAGGTGTAACCATCAAAAAAGCAAAACGTGATTACTTGTTACCAACAGCAGTGTAACCAATAAGACCGAGAGTTAACCCTCTCGGTTTTCTTTTTCTAGGGCGTAATAAATGAATTTAAGAGATAAACTTTTATCACACAAACCAAAAGTTAAACCAGTCGAGATTTTAGGTGATACCTATTACATCCGTGAGTTTACCGTTGGCGAAATGAATAAAGCCTTATACGGACAACAACAAGAATTAGTGCGAATTGCCGAAAGTCAAGGTATTACGCTTGATTTTACCAATGAAGATACTTTAACAGAGCAATTAGCCAAAGTTTACGACAAGCACAAACTAACTCGCACAATCGCAATGCGTTTATGCGATGAACACGGTGAAAACCTATTCAATGCCGAAGATGAAAACGACCTAGAGGCATTATCTCAACTTGATAAAGCTGTCATTGAGCAACTTAACCAAGCCATTATGGACGGTGAACCAAAAAACTCACCAGCCGAAGAAAGTTCCAAATAAACCTGTCACTTTCTCTCGGTAAAACGCTAGAAGAAATTGAGCAGATGCCTGAAAGTCATTTGCAGGAATACCGCCTATTTTACGAAGAACAACCGTTCGGATTGTGGCGTGATGATTATCGTTCGGCTCAAATTTCGCACGTTTTAGCAATGGTTAACCGTGATCCGAAAGGCAAACCGCCAGAGCTTTCAGACTTCATGCCTTTCTACAAAGAGAAGAAAGAAGAGGAGCTTGATGACGGTTCAGCCGATTACTTAGCAAATAGATAATGGAGTAAAAATGGCAGGCTCATTAGGACACTTAAATATTCAACTTGAGTTAGATCAGGTTAAATTCCAAAGTGGTATCAACAACGCACAAGGCAGAGTAAAACGCTTTACCGATACCACAACAAAACAATTAAGCAATATCGAGCGGTCAATGAACTCGCTCAATCGTGTATCTGCGAACCTTTTTAAAGCTGGTGTAGCTGGCTTTGGTGTAAGTCAATTAAAAGGTTTTGCCGATGGATATACAGAGATTCAAAACAAACTCCGATTAGTCGAAAGTGCATCAATCAGTAGCTCAAAAGGCTTAAATAACGTTTTTGATATTGCATTAAAAACAAACCAAAGTATTAATGCGACTTCTGGTGTTTATCAGCGATTTGCTCAAAATGCCGAAACGTTAAAGATTAGTCAGGCACAGATTGCTAGTTTAACCGAAACGGTATCAAAAGCAGTAGCGGTATCTGGTGCAAGTGCTGGTGCAGCCGATGCGGCATTGACACAGTTCGGGCAAGCTCTCGGGAGCGGAATTCTTCGTGGTGATGAATTTAACTCTGTAATGGAGCAGACCCCTGCATTAGCTAAAGCGATTGCGACAGGCTTAGGCGTTACTACTGGCGAACTTCGCAATATGGCGAAAGAGGGCAAGCTAACAATGGATGTGCTTGTTCCAGCGTTAGAACGAGCCAAAGAATCCGTTGACGACCAGTTTAACACTCGTATTCTTACTATTTCCGCAGCCTTTGAAAATCTAAACACATCAACAATCAAATGGATTGGTGAATTAGATAAATCCACTGGAGCGAGTGAGGCATTTGCTAAGGCTGTCAACGAAATCGCTAATCACTTAACCGTGGTGGCGAGCCTTGCAGCAGGTGCAGGTGTAATTTGGAGTGTTGGGAAAATCCGCACTTGGATTGCTGCTAGTATTCAAGCCTCTGCCGCTATGTCAGCTCAAGCTGCAGCAACAAGAAATCTCACTGCTGCACAACAAGCTTTAACCGCAACAGGCAAAGGGCTTGGTGGTGCGTTGGGTTTTGTTGGTGGTCCATTGGGATTATTAACTCTAGGCTTATCCGCTGGCGTTGGTGTATTCCTTGACTATCAACAAAAAACCGAATCTGCTAGACAAGAGCTGTTATCCTTTGCTGATAGTTTAGATGTAACGACTGGCAAATTAGCTAATACATCAGCCGCAGTCCTTGACGGAATGAAAGCTAAATTAGAGCAATCCATTACAGCACAAAAGGACGAAATCAAGCGATTAGAAGAAGAGTATGAAAAGCTCAATAGAATAATCGAACAAGGCAAACAAATCGCACAACAGAGCGGAAAAGCAGAAGATTCTGCGTATCTAGAAGCATTAGCGAAATCAACACAAGATTTAGCTATTAAAAAAGCCGAATTAGCAAAAGCAAACGAGAAACTAACCAAGTCAGAAGATGATTTGAAAACAATCATTGGGCAGGTTCCCGTTGCTGAATTCCACGATAAATTAAAGAGTTTGTTGCCAACCTTGGATATGTCTAAGGTTAATATCGACAACATTGGCTTTTCTCTTGATGACTTAAACCGAATTTTCCCAAGTGCTGAAAGTGGTGCTGCATCTGTTACAAGTGCGGTCGAGCGAATGGGTGCGATGGCTGTCTTGGTAGCGAGCCAGTTTAATGCTCTAGGTTTTAGCGTTCAAAATGCTTTAAGTGATAAAGCAACACAAATAATTGAGCGAAACAATCGCCAAATTGCAATCAATAAAGAGAAAGACCCAGCCAAGAAAAGCAGACTTCGAGCGGAAGATGCGACTATAAATTCAGGACTTAAGAAAGGCACTGCAGATTATGATGCTGTCTTTAATAGCAATGTCGAGCTATACGCATCACAAATTACCAGTAAAGGTGGCTCAGCTAAAAAACAAAAAGGAAGTGGCTCTAAAGTTGATTATGTGAAACAGTACACTGACCAACTTAGCGAGATGGAACGCAGACTTTCAGAGATTCGAGCAAATGCCCAAGATATTTCTGTATTCGGTCAGGTTAGCCAATATCAAGAGTTGAACAAAATCACTCAAGATATAGCGGCAAATGGCGAGAAATACGCTCATTTTGGTGCTGATGGTTTAGCTAAGCTGAAAGATATGGCTGCTCAAATTGATGCAGCACAACAAAGCGTAGCAATCGCACAATTTACTTATGATAACGGTGAAAAACTTCAGGCGATGGAGTTTGAGCTTGAACTGCTTGGTAAAACGAGACAAGAGCAAGAATTAATCCAATACAACCATCAATTAGACCTTGAGGCATCTCGATTAAAAATCGGAATGTCACAGGAGAATATCGCTAAACTTGATGAAGAAATCGCAAAACTGAAAGAGCGTAGAGCGGTTATTCAGGCAACTGCAGAGCAACGAAGATTAGATCCAGTTGCAGGGTTGCAAGATGGCGTGATTCAGCTTGAGGGTATGGTGAATGATGTAGCTGGAAATATTTCAAACATTACGCAATCAGCCTTTAACGGAATGTCTGATTCCTTAACTAACTTCATAATGACAGGTAAAGCAGATTTTAGCTCGCTAGCTAAATCAATCTTAAGCGATTTAACCTCAATGATTGTGAAAATGGCTTTATTTAATGCTATGAAGTCGGCGTTTGGCGGTACTTCCTTTGGCAAGTTCCTTGGTTTTGCCGATGGCGGTTATGTTGGCTATGCTAGCGGTGGTTACACTGGCGATGGTGGCAAATATCAGCCAGCAGGCGTTGTTCATCGTGGCGAATACGTTATCACTAAAGAGGCAACATCAAGATTAGGGATTGGCTTTTTAAACCATCTTAATTATGGTCGTGGATATGCTAACGGCGGTTCGGTAGGCTCTATTCCGTCAACAGGTTATAGACCAATGGCAGGCGGAAGTATTTCCGTTAAAGTGATTAATAATGGCGAGCCAGTTAATGCGAGTGTTGAACAAAGACAGCGTAATGGTGAAACGGAAATCACAGTAGAGCTAATCCGTCAGATAGCACGAAACGAAACTAACGGTATTATTTCAAACAATATGCGTTCTGGTGGTGTGTTTGCTTAGGGGTAGATATGGAAACATTTAAATGGTGTATTAGACCTGATTTTCAGGTTGATAATGAGCCAACAGTAAACTCTATTGAATTTGGTGATGGATATACGCAACGCCAATTACAAGGGATTAACAGCTTACTCCGTTCTTATTCTGTATCGGTTAAGGTTAAAAACAAAGACCGCCTAGAAGTGGATGAATTCTTTAAAAGACACAAAGGAATTCATCCTTTCCTTTTTAAAGACCCATTTACTGGTAAGAATATCAAAGTTATTTGTAGTAAATGGCCAGCAAGAATGAGCTTAAACTTCACAGAGTTTACTTGTGATTTTGTTGAGGTGCCATAATGCCACAACTAATTAGCAATCAATTCAAGTTAGACCTTGCCAGGCTAGAGCAAAATGCACTGATTGAGCTATTTGAAGTGGATTTGCGAGGCTTAAAAGATGCTGACGGTATAAGCGGTGAGTTATATCGCTTTTATGCCGGCACTAACGAAAAATCACAGCCTATTGTTTGGCAAGGAAAGACTTATCAGCCTTTTGGCGTTAAAGCAGATGGATTTGAGCTATCAGGTAGTGGGCCAAGCAATCGACCGACATTAACACTAGGGAATGTTGGTGGATTTATTACTGCACTATGTAATCGCTTTGAACAGTGTTTAGGTGGTGTGGTTAGACGAAGATTGGTCTATATGCACTACCTTGATGCGGTAAATTTCGAGGGTGGCAACAAACAAGCCGACCCATCTCAGGAAGCATTGAGTTATTTCTTGATTGAGCAATTATCCTCACTTAACCGAGATATAGCTCAATTTACTTTGGCTTTACCGTCAGAAACAGATAATGCACTGATTGGACGAATGATTACTTCTACCTGTTCGTGGCTTTATCGTGGCGTTGAGTGCGGTTATACAGGGCGAGCGGTGGCAGATGAAAAAGACCAACCGACAAACGACCCCAAAAAGGATAAATGTAGTGGTTTGTTGACTGGTTGCAAGTTAAGAAACAACACGCACAACTATGGCGGATTTGTCAGTGTTGATAAATTGGGGTAGGTGATGGACGGTAAGTTACACAACGAGATAATCAAATACTCAAAATCAAAAGAACCACAGGAAAGCTGTGGTTTTGTTGTTTTAGTAGGCGGCGAAAAAGTCTTTATCCCCTGTGAAAACGTGGCAGAAGATAAAGAAAACCACTTTGAAATTTCGCCAGAAGATTACATTGCAGTAAGTGAGAAAGGTGAAGTTATAGCACTGGTTCACTCGCATCCGCAAGGTGAGCCAAAACTCTCTCAATCAGACTTACAAACTCAATTATACAGCCAGTTAGATTTCTGGCTAGTTTGCGATGAGCAAATCCATATTTTTCCCAAAATCCCATTTTTAATCGGTCGTGAATTCAAGCACGGTGAAATGGACTGTTACACGATATTCAGAGACTTCTACCGCCTATCAGGCTACGAGATGCCTAATTTCGAGCGTAAAGATTATTGGTGGGAAGAGGGTAAAAATCTCTACTTAGACAACATCGAGAAACAAGGATTTGAGCAAGTAAACGAACCTCAAATTGGTGATGTAATTTTTATTAGTGTAGGAGCAAACGTACCCAATCACGCTGCGATTTATGTAGGCGAGCAGATGGTTCTTCATCACGCACCAAAACGTTTATCTAAGCGTGATTTATATGATGGTTATTGGCTTAAACACACTCATAGCATTTGGAGATACAGAGAATGGTCAACGTTAGATTTTACGGTAGCCTTAAACAGTTTGGCTCTGAATTTAGGCTAGATTGCAAAACGCCCGCCGAAGTAGTTCAAGCTCTCACAAGCCAAATTCCAAAACTTAGACAATTCATTCAGCAAGGCTTATTTACTGTAAGGGTAGGGCGAGATTACTTTGATAATCGCTATCTTGAGCATGGATTAAATCAAAAGCTTAAAGATGATGCAACAGTGCATTTCACTCCAACATTGAAAGGCTCAAAGCGTGGTGGATTATTTGGAGTGATTGCTGGCGTGGCTTTGATTGCAACGGCTTTTGCCTTGGGACCATTGGGATTTAGTGTTATCGGTGCAAATGCCGCTTGGATGGTCGGTGGAGTGGGTGCGTCAATGTTATTAGGTGGCGTAGCTCAAATGCTCACGAAAATGCCGTCAATGTCAACAGGCAAAGATGCTGAGAAGAAACAATCAACCAGCTTTTCAAACCTCTCGAACATGGCAGCTCAAGGTCGTCCAATGCCTCTCGCTTACGGACGGATTAGAGTTGGCTCACTGATTATCTCTCAAGGCGTTGAGACAATGGACATTGAGCGACAACCACCAGAAGAGAAGAAAGGCAAATTATTACCAAGATTTAAACGATAGGAGTTAGACAATGGGTAAAGGTGGCGGCGGCGGTCATACGCCTGTTGAGGCTAAAGAAACAAGCCGAAGTAAGCAGCTAGTCAAAATCATTGATGTTATTTCTGATGGCGAGGTTGAGGGTTTAGCCGATGGAATGAAATCGGTTTATTTTGATAATACCCCAGTCCAAAACAAAGACGGTTCTTATAACTTTAATAACGTCCAATTAGAGGGGCGAGTAGGTAGCCAAGTTCAAGATGTAATTGCAGGATTTAATACTTCAGAAAAAGAGGTGAGTGTTGGAACGCAGGTTAGAAAGAATTTACCAATTACTCGAACCGTTACAGATAGCAAGGTTTCTCGGTTAAGACTAACAATCGGTGTTCAATCTCTATTTAGTCAGAATGAGAATGGCGACACAGGCGGAACAACGGTAGAGCTTGTTATTACTATCGGCTCTCAATCTTATCCTGTATCAATCAGCGGTAAATACAGCTCTCAATATTTACAACAGCACACTTTTGATAATCTTCCTCCAGTTCCGTTTACCGTAAAAGTAGAGAGAGTAACGGAAGATAGTAAATCACAAAGACTACAAAACAATACAGTTTGGTCAAGCTACACAGAGATTATCGACACAGAGTTTACTTATCCAAACACAGCCTTAATTGGTGTGAAGTTTGATTCTGAGTATTTTAGCAATATTCCATCTCGCACCTATGACTTATTGGGTTTAAGAGTAAAAGTGCCGAGCAACTACGATACACGCACTCGTAAATATACTGGAATGTGGGATGGTACTTTTAAAACCGACTGGACAGATAATCCAGCTTGGATTTTATACGATGTAGTGACAAGCAAACGTTACGGATTAGGCAATAGATTAGGTGAGTTCGGGGCAGATAAGTGGGCATTGTATCAAGTCTCACAATACTGTGACCAATTAGTGCCAGACGGTTTCGGTGGACAAGAGCCAAGATTTACATGTAACGCTTGGTTAACAGAGCAACGTTCTGCCCATGATGTGATTAATGATATTTGCTCAATCTTTCGTGCAATGCCAGTCTGGAATGGTCAACAGCTAACAGTTGTAATGGATAGACCGTCAGATCCAGTCTGGACTTACACAAACGCAAACGTAGAAAAAGGTGAGTTTAACTATACTTTCTCAGCTAAAAAAGCACGACACAATGCTATTCAAGTTGAATATGCCGACAAAGATAACGGTTATGAAAAGGCGATTGAGTACGTTTCTGACGATGAATCCATCCGTAGAAATGGCTTAAACGTTAAGAAAATAACTGCCTTTGGTTGTACTTCTCGAGGGCAAGCTCACCGAACAGGTTTATGGTTATTACAGACCGAGAAACTAGAGACTAAAACAGTTAGCTTTGTCGTTGGCGCAGAGGGCTTAATGCATGTACCTGGCGATATTATCAAAGTCGCTGATACGTATTACGCAGGCACCAATGTTGGTGGTCGAGTTTTAGCGGTTAACGGAAAGAAAATTACTTTAGATAGAGAAATATCGGTCAATGGTAACAGTTACTTTAGTTATATCAACCAAAATGCAAAACATCAAGATATTAAGATTATCTCTGCTAAAGGTGCCGAAGTTACTTTAGACCAAGAGCCAGCAGGGTTAGAGGCTTACGGTGTTTGGTCGTTATCTACTCAACAGGTAACAAGCCAGCTATTTAAGGCTCTATCTGTAAAAGAAGAGACCAAAGGTAAATATACCATTACAGCCTTGCAGCACGAACCGCAGAAAGAAGCGATTGTTGATAATGGGGCGAAGTTTGAGCCTAAAGCGACATCAATTCTTGCTGTGCCACAGGTGAGCAATATCGGCGTAACAGTTAATCCTGACGGTAGTATTTCATTTGCTGGCGATATTACTGGCGGTAACGGTGTTATCAAGTATGATTTTCGCATCTATAAAGATGGTGCATTATACGATGTTAGACTAGGTCAAACCTCGCCAAACCTAAACTTAGATAGTCTAGAAAACGGTGAATATACCGTTGTAATCCTAGTTAAAAATGAGCGAGGTCAAGTACTAAGCGAAAGAACACAAACCTTTGTTATTGATAAACCGCCAGCACCAACAGGCGTAAGAGTTACTGGTGGACTTGGAAATATCACAATCGAATGGGATTGGGTTAATGATGCCACAGCGACAGAGATTTTTGTTAGCGAAACTGACGACATCAAGACCGCCGTACGCTTAACGAAAATCACTGCGAGAATGTACACGCACGAAGTCGGAGCTAAACAGATCAGATACTACTGGATAAGACATACTCGAGGCGTGAACGTTGGTCCATTTAGTCAGCAAAGTGGCTTGCGTGGCGAAAGTTCGGTTGATATTGATGCGGAGTTAGAGATTTTAAATAAAAAACTCTCGCAAAACATCGTTGATGAAGTAATCGACACAGCTTTACCAGCTAGAAACCTTGACTTAATCAAGACGGTTAACGGCTTAAACACTGGCGAATATCAAGGACACAAACAGGTATATAACACCGCAGACGGTAAACTCTATACATGGAACGGTAGCAAATACCTTGAGAATGGCATTGATGCAAGCGGCGCTCGCATCAAAACAACTCAATTAGTTGGCACTTTACAGGCTGATCAAATTGGCGCAAACACAATCGGAGCTGGTGCATTACAAGCTGGAGCGGTACGAGCTGAGCATATTGCGGCAACTCAAATCACAGGCGAGAAATTAGCCTTGGGGCTTGGTGGTAATTTGCTCAAGAATCCAATATTCGCCAATAACTCACAGGGATGGCATGGCTTTGTCTGGTATAACAAGAGCATCGAAAAATACTGGACGGCTGGTAGTGTTGGCGTGCAGCGCATAAGACGTCAGTATAGCGAAAGTCAGCCCTATAGACCGAAAGATAGCACGCATAAAGATGAAGAGTTTAATTTTGCCGCATGGTCCGTGAATGGATTCTCGCAGTTGGCAGTTGACAGTAAAAACAATCAGTTTTGGGTGGACAACGCAAGGGTGTTCGCCAATGTCATCCCCGGAAAAACCTATATATTCTCAGCATACGTTGGTTGTTATCATTGTGGCGGATATTTGATTGCTGAAGAATACAGTGCTGACAGCAAAAATTATATCCGTTGGCTTGCTGACTCCGGGTTATTTGGCGAAAGAAATAATATTTTGTTAAATGATGGTGAGAGCTGCGTCGAAGCTAGCTCTTCGAATTTTGCGAATGGAGTGGACACAAATAGCACACATCGTGCATTTGTTAAATTCATAGCCCCTAGCAGTGGTGTGGTTTGTCTTGCTTTCCGCATCCATAGATTTGGTTACAAACAAGCATATCAAGATTGTTACATAGCTAGAGCGATGCTTGAGGAGGTGAATCCAAGTCAAAACACACCTAGTCCATGGCGAGAAACATCGATAACCTCTATTGATGGCGGTTCGATTGTCACCAACTCAATCACCACTAAACAGCTCGGTGCGGATAGTGTAACGGCTAACAATATCGCAGTTGGTGCGGTGGCAGCCAAGCATATTGCAGTAGGCAGTATTGGAGCTGAGCATATTGCTACACGCTCACTAACCTCTGACAAGTTAAATGTTAATAGCCTTTCAGCTATTAGTACCAATATTGGCAGTATCAACGCTGGCGATATAACTGGCGTTAATATCCATGGTAATAACATATCAGGCGGAGCAATCAATGGTACAACAATTACTGGTTCAACGATAAACGGTAATGATATTAATGGTGGCACGATACGAGGCGCTAGACTGGAGGGTGTAACTGGTAAATTCACGGGATCGCTTGAGGTCAATCAGTTGATTGGTGGTAATCTGTGTGAAACGTTTATTGCTAATGCCTATATAGTTGGTGGGAGTTATCAATCAAGAATAAGGATAGCACCGTCTCCAGTTAGGAGGATTTTTTTCGTGGTTAATTCACACATAACTTTCACGGTAGAAGCAAATCAATCGCATGAGTATTACTATTGGCACACAGATAAAAAAGACCCTACAGAGCTTTTCAATATTGGCTTTGGTAATATAAACCCTGCCAAGTTATGCATCGTAGCATACGCAGTATCAAGCACGACAACAATGACACAAGTCTAGGAGTAAAAATGACAACATTTAACAAAATCTTAAATCCAATGTATTCAGCTATTGCTGCATACTCCAAACAAGAAGATGGCTCAATCAATGCCAAGTATGTATTAGGCACTGGCGAAGATAGTGACGGCTCCGTGACTAACTTCACGCCCATTATTTCTGATTATAAATGGATTGATGCAACAACAGCCAAAGAGCTAATGAAAAAGCCATTAACCAAAGATGACATTGGCAAAACTACAGAACAGATTGATTTAGAGCGAATTTACGCTTATCTGAAAGAAAACGGTCAAATCGTAATTTAATCAACCTTAACTGAAATCAACCGCACTTTGAGTAATCTTGGTGCGGTTTTTATTTGGAGCAAAGATGGAAAACATTGAGCTGGAAACAGTGCGTGGTGATGATGATGGTTGGACTTTTGAAATACTAGAAGATGACGAGCAGAAGAGTGATTTAACTGGTAGCAAGTTCGATATGTGGATTGAGCCGAAGAAAGGCGAAGTTATTAAATTATCAACCGAAACAGGTGAGATTACTGTAAGTGAAAATCTAGTAACAGTTACATTGTCACACGATAAAACACTAGGGGCGAAGTGGGAGACAGCAAGCTGGGATTTACAATGCACCAGCCCTCAAGGATTAATCAGAACGCTCGCAGGTGGTGAATTCACGCTTATCCACGATATAACGGAGGCGAGATGATTATTAGATTAGTTAAACGCTCAAGACCTAATATTAAGGTTAAAGTGCGTTTAATAAAAGAGATTGGCGAGAGAAAGGAAAAGATCCCAACTCTCGAAGAATTGAAAACATTTTATAGAATAGGAGCTTTATAGCATGGCAAGCCAAGAAATTACAACAGTTTTAACCGAGTTCGCAGAATTCTTAGGTCAGGAAGATAAGAAGCGTCAAACTGCAATCGGTAACCTTGATAATTTAACGACAGAACAAAAAACATCACTAGTAGTAGCAATCAATGAGTTAAAACAATCAATTACCGCTTTATCTGGCAGTAGCGCCGGCATCAATGATAGCGCAACAGGCGACAGTTCAACCCTGTCAGCTAAAAAAATCCTTGAATTACTCAATCAAGCGAAAACAGAGGCTAAAAGCGAAATCTTGGGCGGTAACGTAGCGGCAGAGTTGGACACTATCAAAGAGCTTGCTGATGCGTTAAATGGAATGAAAACAGGTGAAGATGGCTTGAATAAACTCATTCAAAAAATCTCAAAAGCCAATGAAGCGTTAACTACACTTAATCAAAAATTCACCGCTCTAGATAGCGTAAATTTAAAAGAAGCTTACAACAGAGGTTACAATAAATAATGACATTTCAAGCGAATATAACAACACAAGGCAAAATCACAGGTAGAGAGCCAAATGGAACTTTTTATAATTCAACAAACGGTGCAGGTGTTGGAGCGTATCTGTGGCAAAAACAGAATAACAAATGGGTTGTTATATCTGGCGACACTGGCAGTAGACGAATGACGAGAGACTCTGTGAATGTTAAAGAGGGTGCTATATATCTGAGAAGAGTGGGCAATATGGTGGAGTGCTCTTTCACCACTGGTCGATGGGGAACAATCTCATTTTACGGGAGCGGCAACTCTAGATTTACGAGAAAAAATCACGCTAAGCGAATGGATATCTTACCTCGTGAAAAAATACCGCTTGGATTTAGAGCTACTGTACCTGTTATGCTACCGTTCTACAATGATGAGGGTGAAAACGTTGCATTAGTGTATGTTGCTCACACATTAGATAACAATTATATCGAGTTAAGATTTAATGGTAATGTATCAACATCGGATATGGATTATATGCGCATGCCTGTTATAACTTGGATAACCAACGACCCATTCCCAGAAATCCTACCTTAACCTAGAAGTTCAGCGACTTCTTCCATATTCGGGGCGTAATAGACATTTTGAAGTATCCGAATGTCTTTATGTCCCGATATTTTTGCCAAAGTCATCACATCGACTTTTTTAGCCAATCTCGTTAATGCCTCACGTCTAGTATCGTGGAAGTGTAAATACTCTCGATTAACTGCTTTTTTGAGCTTTCTGAATGTTGCATCTAGAATATTTGACTTCACTTGAAAACAAGTTTCGCCTTGTTCTATTTCATCCCTTAACCTTTCCAGTATTATCACCGCATTTTTTGAAAGTGGGACGGTGCGAGAAGATCCATTTTTAGTCATTGGTAAATAAGCCGTCTTTCTTTCTAGGCTTACATTATCCCAAGTCAATCCGCAAATCTCGCCAGCTCTCATTGCTGTTTCAATCGCAAACAATAACGCCGCTCCAGTTCTTGCCTTGGCTGTTTTTAAGTCCTCGTTATATCCGCTAATTTTAACTATCTCGTCAATATCTTCTTGAGTAAATCTTTGCGTTCTCGGTTTGCTTGCTTTTGGCTGTTGCAATCCAACCATAGGGGAAGATTGAATATATCCCCATCGTTCAAGTGCAACTTCGAAGATATGCCCGATAGTGGATAACTCTCTGCGAACGCTTTCGCCCTTGACGGTTTCCAATCGCTCTTTAATCCATAACTCTAAATCATGACGAGTAACATCGGATATATACTTATCTGTGATAGGGTGGCGTAGAAAGCGAGTTAAACGGTTAAATTCGTGCTTTTCGCCTCGTTTCGTTGGCGTAACCTCATTCAAATAACGCTTAATCACGTCTGAAAACATCGTTTCTGGATGCATACCATTAGCCATTAACTCTAATCTCTTTTCTTCTTCAGCTCCCCAGAGAATAGCCTCCGTCTTTGTTGAGCAGGTTTTGGATTTTCTTTTGCCGTCTCGATAGACCTCTACACGCCATCTATCACCACGTTTTCTAACTGTTGCCACTTTATTTAATCTCTAAATATAAAAACTCGCCAAAAATTAAACCGCTTGGCGTAATTTTGGCGTAATGAACGCATAAAAATATATAAAAATACATAAAAAATGGCAATACTGGATAAGATTAAAAGAGTAGAGAAGTGATGTTTAAGTATCGTAAAGTGTTGATTTTATTAATAGAAAAGCATAAAAGAAAAATCCCCGTTCAATGAACGAGGATTATAATGTGGTGCCTAGGGTCGGACTCGAACCGACACGGTTATTCACCGGCGGATTTTGA